ATTTTGTTTCTGACGTTGGCATTAACACTTATTATTCTTTTATTGGTTTACCGAATCCAACAGATTATCAAACTGATTGGAATAATAATCCTCCTTCTCCAAAGGATAATTTTGATCAGGAGAATGACTATTGGGATACAATGGTCGCTCTTAAAAAAGTCAATAGTGCTGACATAAGACAAGTTGTGCCAAAGAGACAATGGTCATCTGGTACAACGTATGATTACTATCGCCATGATTATAGTAGATCAAACACGGCAAAAGTGTCTGGTGCTACTAATTTATATTCTGCATCATATTTTGTAATCAACGAAGATTACCAAGTCTATATTTGTTTACAGAATGGAACTGACCCAGACAACCCAAGCGGAAGACCTTCACTTGATGAACCAACTTTTACAGATCTTGAACCTAGAGCAGCAGGAACAAGTGGTGACGGATATATTTGGAAATATTTGTTTAGAATCAAACCAAGCGAAATTGTAAAGTTTGAAACTACAGATTTTATTCCTGTTCCTGCTGACTGGTCAACATCAACAGATAATGCAGCGGTTAGAGATAATGCCGTTGATGGTTCTATCAAAATCGTGGCAGTTACTGATCGTGGTGTTGGACTTGGCACTGCTAATAGAACATATTCTAATGTTCCTATCAAAGGCGATGGATCTGGTGCCACTTGTACGATTGTTGTCAATAATGATCAAAAAGTTGATACAGTCACTATATCCAATCAAGGCTCTGGTTACACCTATGCCAACGTTGATCTTGTAGCTGGTGGTGTTCCAACTGGAACTTCAAGACCTACACTTGATGTCATCATGACTCCTCAAGGGGGTCATGGTGCAGACATTTACAGAGAACTTGGTGCATATAATGTTCTTCTGTACTCTAGAATTGAGAATGATAACGAAAACCCAGATTTCGTTACCGGTAATCAAATTGCAAGAATTGGTGTCGTACAAAACCCAGAGGCGAGTGCTGGAACTATCTTAAATTCTGATAAGGCAAGTGCAGTTAATGCCCTTAAACTAGTAGGTGCTGGTTATAGTTCTGCAACCTTCTCAGCAGACTCGTATGTTACGCAAACGATTGCAACCGGAAGCACAGCTGTTGGAAGAGTCGTAAATTATGACCAAACTACTGGTGTTCTGAAGTATTGGCAAGATCGTTCTGTTGCTGGATTTAACACAGTTGGAACAGCACAAACCCAACCAACCTACGGGTTTGAATTGCAAGAATTTACAGCAACACCTGCAACTGGTGGTAGCATCACTATTGTTCCATCAACTGGATCAAACCTCGCTATTGACACCTCCTTTACGGGTGTGAGTACCGTAATAAATAATAGAACATATTACCTTGGTCAGTCATTTACCGATGGTGTTGCTGGTGCTGAGGTTAGAAAGCACTCAGGTAATATAGTTTACGTAGATAACAGACCATCAATTACAAGGTCATCTAACCAAAAAGAAGATATTAAAGTCATTTTGCAGTTCTAACGGATTATGCCACAGCAAACTAATCTCAACGTCGCACCATATTTTGACGATTTTGATGCGAATAATGACTTTCATAAAGTTCTCTTTAAGCCTGGATATCCTGTTCAGGCAAGAGAACTAACAACGCTGCAATCGATATTACAAAATCAGGTTGAAAAATTTGGTCAACACTTCTTTAAAGAGGGTGCAAAGGTAATACCGGGAAATACGTCATATTCTCAATTTTACAGATGCATACAACTTGAAAACACCTTCCAGGGTGTGCCAGTCAGTGCGTATGCTGATCAACTAGTTGGAACAAAAATTACAGGTCTAACGTCAGGCGTTACTGCCTATGTTGATAATGTTCTCAATCCAGAGGATTCTGAGAGAGGAACGCTTACACTTTATATCAATTATCTGGGATCAAGCACAACTAATAACGCTACTGAATTTTTCTCAGATGGAGAAAATCTTGCATGTGATCAAATCATTACATCTGGTTTACTGGGTAACACGACAATTGATGCTGGAGCACCTTTTGCATCCACAATTGCAACCGGTGCAGCTGAAACTGGTTCATCTTTTTCTATTCAAGAGGGTGTATATTTTGTAAGAGGTCAGTTTGTAAACGTTGCAACTGAAACTCTTATTCTTGATCAGTATAATAGCGCACCTTCCTACAGAGTAGGTCTCCTTGTAACTGAGGAAATCATCACTGCTGACCTCGATGAAACTCTAAACGATAACTCACAGGGTTTTAACAACTATTCTGCACCTGGTGCGGATAGACTAAGAATTAGCGTAAGACTTTCAAAGAAACCAAACGTTGACTTCCAAGACGATAATTTCGTAGAACTAGCACGCTTTGTGGACGGTGTAATCAGGTCTCAAACTAAGAGCACTGATTATTCACTCGACTTCATTGATATCCTCGCCAAGAGAACATTTGCAGAGTCTGGTAATTATACTGTAAGAGACTTTGATGTCTCTGTTGAGAATGCACTTGATGATGGTGTAGGAAGCAGAGGAATATTTTCAGCAGGACAATTTACTCCAAGTGGAACTCCTGTCACAGAAAACCAAGGAATTTATAAAATTTCACCAGGAAAAGCCTTTGTAAAGGGTTATGAAATTGAGACGATTGGACCAACTTTTATTGATTTTACTAAGACTAGAACTGTCAGAACAATAGAAGATGAGTCTATAATTTATAATACTGGACCAACCGTAAGAATCAACAATGTTTACGGTGCTCCCAAAGTTGGAATGGGAAACACCTTTACAGTATCTCTGAGAGATACAAGAATTGGAAGTGCAGCGACTGTCGCTGCTGGTTCTGAAATTGGACTCGCTAGAGTTTACGATTTCTCACTTGAGTCTGGTAATTATAATTCATCTAATGGCAATATTAATGAGTGGGATATCTCATTGTTTGATGTTCAGACATTTACCACACTTACTCTTAATGAAGCGACCACTCTAAATGTTCCCACTTTTGTCAAGGGAGAACAAACTGGAGCAACAGCGTTCATTAGAAGTGCTGTATCTAATAGCAAGTCAGTGACCTTGTATGATGTTCAGGGTAAGTTTAATGACTTTGAGCCACTGACATTTAATGGTGTTGCTAGTGGTTTCGTTGGAGTCGCTGTTACTGAGTTTGGTATTTCTGATGTAAAATCAGTTCACGGTGTTGTAGGGGCTGGTTATACCTTTAATGGAGATACAATTCAGTCACCAATATCCGTGGTTGGTGTTGCCACGATTTCTGCTACATCTGGTGCTACAGGTATTAGCACGGTCAGAAGCACTAATCCAAGATTCCCAACTGGAATCAAAGAGAATAATCTTGTAAGATACTCTGATGTTAACAGAGGTGGAAATACAAATAATGATCCAGTATTTGCAAGAGTTGTATCAGTCGGTTCATCCCATCTTACCATTACTGGAGTTACCACAGTAACTGGTGTTGCCATTGGCGGAACCGTTGCAACACAAATTGAAGTACAAGACTTTACTGTTCTTGGAACAAATCTTGTAGCATCATCTGATAATACACTGTATACTGCACTTCCGAAAGCCAACGTTTCTAATGTTGATTTAACATCAGCAAGTATCAATATTAGAAAAGAGTTTACTGTTAATATTGCAAGTAATACCCTGTCTTCAGTTGTAACTGGTGGTGATAACGAAACCTTTACTGCATTTGATGAGGAAAGATATGCTCTCATCAGAACAGATGGATCTACTGAAGTTCTGACTGCAGATAGACTGGTTTTCTCAAATGGTGGAAAGTCAATTAACTTCCTTAATCTGGGTGCTAATGATACTGGTGCAACATTGATTGCAACCCTTAAAAAAGAAAAACCCAAGTCCAAAGTAAAGATTAAAAACAGAGTAAACTCTGTTATTGTTGACAAGTCAAAACTGTCAGCCTCTGGTGCAGGATCTACAACTCTAAATGATGGTCTTACATTTGGTTCATATCCATTTGGAACCAGAGTGCAAGACGAAATAATTTCACTGAATGTCCCAGATATTATTGAGATTCATGGAATCTTTGAGTCTTCAGACACTGCAGTTGCATCATGTCCTACTGCAGTTCTGAATACTCTTACAAGTTCATCTACAACCACCACAGAATTTGTTACTGGTGAGAAAATCACTGGACAAACAACTGGTGCGATTGCAATCGTTGCCGAAAAAGTTTCAGACTCTAAGATATCATTTATCTACAAAAATGATATCCTGTTCAAAGAAGGCGAAACAATCGTAGCATCTGAGTCTGATGTTGAGGGTGTAATTCAGACTTTAGATTCTCAAAGTTTTGACGTATCGCAAAACTTTGTTTTTGAGGATGGACAAGAGGGCACAATTTATAATATTGGATCTATTAAGAGAAAAGCAGGAGTCTCAGAACCTGCAAAACAAATTAAAGTTTATTTTTCTAACGGATATTTTGAGTCTACAGATGATGGGGATATTACAACAGTATCTTCCTACGACCAGTTTGACTATGGAAAAGATCTTAACTTTGTTAATTTTGACAGAGTGTCTGATATTATTGATATTCGTCCTAGAGCCTCTGAATATACAGTTGCTGAGAGCACGAGATCTCCCCTTGAATTCTTAGGTAGATCATTTAATGCAGATGGAAACTCCGCGACAAGTCCTCTTGCCACAGATGAGTCTATCTTAGTCACCTTCTCATATTACCTTGGTAGAATTGATAGAATCTTCCTCACAAAAGATGGTGCGTTCCAAGTAAAATATGGAGAACCATCTGAGAGACCAGTAAGACCAGGATCTGTAGATGATGCCATTGAGATTGCAACCATCACTCTTCCTCCTTATCTTTACAGAACTCAAGAGGCAGGATTATCGTTCTTAGAGCAGAAAAGATACAGGATGTCAGACATCCGTCGTCTTGAGAATAGAATTAGAAATCTTGAATACTATACTGCTCTGTCACTCCTCGAAACAAACACTGCCAATCTGTTTGTCCCAGATTCAGAAGGACTTAATAGATTTAAGTCTGGTTTCTTCGTTGATAACTTTAATACTTTTAGACCACAGGAAGAAAGTTTTGAGATCAAGAATAGTATTGACCTTGAGAACAAAGAACTAAGACCAAAACATTACACTACTTCAGTTGATTTAATATTTGGTCCTGTTATTAATCCAGATCCAACAGCGGATAAAAACTTTACTCCGATTGAGGGGACGAATGTCAGAAGAAACAGTGACATTGTAACCCTTGATTACGCTGAGGTCAATTACTTAGAGCAAAGTTTTGCTACAAGAGTAGAAAATGTAACTCCTTTCCTTATCAGTTTCTGGCAAGGTACAATGGAGTTAACTCCTGCAACCGATACTTGGGTTGATCAGTCTAGACTTGAGGCAAAAATTATTAATACTGAAGGTGATTATTCTGAGACCTTCAACAATATGGTAAGAAATGGTCAGATTGACCGTGAGAGTGGATTTGGTCCTATCGTATGGAATTCTTGGAGAACTAACTGGACTGGAATTGAGATTCAGAACAGCACTAGAACAAGAAATACAACCAGAACTTGGACTAGAGGATGGACAGGATTTAGAGAAAACCAAACTTTAAGAGAAACTCTCAG